TGTCTGTGTGAATCAGACTGTCCCGCCAGCACTGCAAATAGCAAATAGCCTTGCCGATCTCCTGCACCGTGGCGTCCTTGTGCCCAGCGCGACTCATGTACTTCAGCGCGTTCCCACGGCAGTAGCCGGCGAACTCCTCTGGCGATAGCTTGGCCTGGAGGTAGTCAATCGTCTCAATGCCGCCAACCTTGTAGTGGTCGGGATTGACTGCGTCCGTCATGCGCCCAGCCTCGCCATCAGTTCGGCGCGCTCCCGCGCGTTACGCAGCATAGCGTACCGCTGGTGCAGGCGGCGCACGATCCCGATGCGGCGGCGGGTTGCCATCTCGTCGTCCAGCAGGCGCTTGACCTCGGCCTCCGACATGGACGTAAGCGTGGCGGCCAGCGACCGCCAATCAACCTTGTTCATTCTTCAACTCCTTCATCGCTATGTCTGACACGGCACGCTTTTCGTGAAGGGCCGCCCAGATGCGTTCGTCAATAGTTTTTTCGGTCAACATCACGTAGACCCACACCGCATGGCGCTGACCGCCGCGGTGCAGGCGTCCGACCGTCTGCTCGTACAGTTCCAGCGACCACGGCAGCGACACGAACACCATGTGGCAGCCGCCGTGCTGGAGGTTCAGACCGTGGCCGGCGGACTTCGGATGCACCAGCAGCAGTTCGACCTTGCCGGCGTTCCACCGCTCAATCACGTCCTTGTCCTCTATGGTCTGGGCGTGCGGGAATTGCCTGCGTAGTTCGGCCAGTTCCTCTTGGTAGTTGTACACCACGATGGTGTTGGCGCGCTGGTTCTCGTCCAGCAGTTCCGCCAGCCGGTCAAACTTGTGGGTGCTGAACCAATGCACCGGCAGCGGCCCCTCGCGGTTGTAGACGAAGCCTGACGCCATCTGTTGCAGCTTGGTCGTCACCGACGCGGCGTTCTGGGCGATGACGCGGTCGTCGCCGAACTTGACGACGTAGTCGCGCTTCATCTTCTCGTATGGCCCACGATCCGCAAGCTGAACCCGCGTCTCAACGACATGGCACGGCGGCAGCTTGTCCTTGTAGTCGCCTGGGTCAAGCACGAACGTCGCCGGCTTGATTCGTTCCATGACCTGTTCCAGCGCGCCGGGCGCCGGCGTCCACCGGCCGAAGTCTCGGTTGACGCAGTGGAAGTACTGCTGGAGGAACGCGCCCTTGGCGCGGCCCAGCAAGCCTTGGTCGATGATCTTGCACTGACCGAACACATCCTCAAGGCCGTTTGACGTGAACGAGCCTGTCAATCCCCAACGTATCGCCATCGTAGACATAAGTTTCTCCAGTGCTTTGAACCGCTTTCCGCTGGGGTTCTTCAGCCGCGTCAGTTCGTCAAACACAACGCCGTCAAAACCTGACAAATCTTCTAGCTTATCAAGGTTGTCGTAGTTGATGACGACCACAGGCGCGGCGCTGGCCAACGCCGTTTTACGCTGCGCCGGGGTGCCAACCGCCAGCGCCGGCGTGATGTTAGACCACTTCGGTGCTTCGACCGGCCACACGTCCGTACAGACGCGCTTGGGTGCGACCACCAGCCACCGCTTGACCAAACCGTCGTTCAGCATCGCCTGCATGGCGGTGAGCGTGATCGCGGTCTTGCCAGCGCCCACCGGCGCCAAGATCATCGCCCGGTCGCGCTCGTACAGAAAGTCGGCGGCGTCGTCCTGGTATGGTCTTAAGCGAAGCGATTGGCCCACGAATCCACACCTTCCTTCGACCACAGCACGGCGTAGTGCTGGCGCGCTGTCGCCATCTGTTCGGCGAATATTTCTTGCAGCGGCGACAGCCGCCCGCCGGGCTTCTTCATTTCCACGAACCACGTCTGACCGTTTGGCAGGCAGGCAATGCGGTCGGCCACGCCTCGCTGCGTCACGCTGCGGAACTTGTAGCTGTATCCGCCCAGCGCCTTCACGCGCTTCACGAAGTAGGCTTCGATCTCTTTCTCGGTCATGGCGCTATCCTATGGGTGCAAACATTCTGTTGCAAGGGCCAAGCAAAAAGAAACCCCCGGCGCAGTGAGGCACGCCGGGGGTTTCCGTCATCAACCGCGCTGGTTTGGGGTGCGCTGTTGATGAATCCCTATCACCTTCGCCCCGGTGGTATCAATGTTTTCTATCATCCGGCGAAGGTCGGATTTGGTATGAACTCTGGCAATCTCCGGTGCTGCGAAGATATGCCGCTTGGTGTGGAAGTCAGCCGACCCCAGACGCCCGCAGTCCGTCCAGCCCGCTTCCTTGAAGGCGTGCAGCAGTGCAGCCTGCGGCACTTTGACACCCGCAGGAACCTTACCCTCTGTGACCAAAAGATCACACAGCTTGTGGAACGGCCCGCCGACAACGCCCGACATAAATGGCCCCACGCGCAGGCGCATCATATCGACCAGGTAGCTTTCGGCCACGCTCATGCCCTGCTCGACCATGTTCAGCTTCCACTCGGTGACCGGCGGTGCGGCGGCAGGGTTGAACGCCGACACGTCCCGCAAGTGCAGCCAAGCCCCGATCTTCTCGTAGCCGCCGGCCTTATACCAATCCCACAGCACCGCCGCTTCGTCGGGATGCATCCGCGGCGCGCGCGACCACACGCAGAACCAGCGGCGGTCTTGCGTCGGCAGGGTGATCGGCAGCGGGTCGTTCGTGAACGCCACCACCTGAACCCGGTTCAGCATCTCGTAGGGGTGCAGGCCCTTGCGGTTGATCAGCAGCGTCTCTGGCGGCGCGGCAATGATCGGCTTGAGTTTGTTGGCCAGCGCCCGGCGCTCCTTCGCCTCCGGTTCGCGCAGTTCGTTCAGGATCAGGACTTCAGCCTCCAGGTTGTACCCCCACTGGCTGTTGATCTCGCCCGTCTCAATGATCGACCTGTTGTGCTGGTGCTTGCCGCCGATGGCCCACAAGAACGGCGCCCACATGGTGTCCTTGCCGCTGCCTTCGTCGCCGCCGTGCAGCACCGCGTGGTTGATCTTCACGTTCGGGTGCTGAACCTTGTACGCCATCACATCCAAGATATGCTCAAGTTCGGATGTTTCTTCGATCAGACTGCGGCAGTGATCCAGCCACGGCGCGACCTGTGCGTCACTGACTGACGCCGTGGCGCTCATGTCGGGGCGGGCGTTGACCCAGCGGTTGCCGTAGACCAGCCCATCGCGCGCCACCAGCACGTCCTCGCCGGCGGCGTAGGTGATGCCGGTCAGCGCCTTGGCGCCAAACTCCTGCCGGCGCTCGTCATAGTAGACCGACGCGGCAACTTGTCGCTTGTTGTTGTGGATCGACCGGCAATCGACGTGGCGGAACAGCGCGTTAAACACGTTGCGCGGCACTTCTTGGCGCGTCACCATGTCGAAGTAGCTGTCGTCAGACTGCACGTAGGCGAAGCGGTCGAACCACTCGGTCTTCAACAGCCGCCCGGCTTCCTTGCGCTCCACCTCCTTGACGGTGATGGCGGCCTGGTCTGGGAACGCTTCAGTCGGCGAGATTTTCTCGGCCATCAGCCGCATCCGTTCGGCGATCAGTTCGTCCCGCAGCCCTGGCGTCACGGTCGGGCCGCCGTTGTCCGACACCCACTTCAGGAACGTCGTGCTGGTCAGGTCTTGGCAGTGGCCGTGATAGCAGCAGTAGGAGCGATCCAGCGGCTTGTAGCGGCCCTCAATGCTGCCGTCTGAGTGTGCGGCATGGTTAGGGCAGACGACGCCGCACCAGCCCTCGTTGTTGACGCGCGACAGCACCATGCTGTTGTCCGACAGCCACGCCAGCACGTTGTCTTGGCCGGTGTCGCGGATCTTGATGCTCTTGATCTCAGCGGTGTCCGATTCGGGCGGCACGACGCCCAGCGCCGCACACACTTCGTCCAGCGTGTAGTCGCGGTCAGGGTGGAACTCGACCAGCCGCGCCTCGAAGTTGCCCCTGCCCCGCTTCAGGTTGACGCTGCCGGGGATGCGGCAGTTGCGGACGGCGTTGGTCGCGCCTGGGTCAGTGTAGCCCGCGTCAGCGATGGCGGTGATGGCCGCGGTAAAGTCTGCTTTAGACGGCTGTTCGCTGAAGGCGTAGCCCCACTGGAACGACCCTTCGGACGTTTCCATGATCCACGTCGGGGCCAGCGGCGGCTCCTTGGACTTGGTGCCGATGTCGTCCAGCATCATGAACAGGACATACTCGACGTTCTCTGACTTGGCCGATGGCTTGCCGTCCACGAAGCGGTCAACGATGAACGACCCGGTGTTGACGTACCACGCATCGCCCGGCTTGATGTTGGCCTTGGCCGGCAGGAACGACGGGAAGGTGGCCTTCGGCGCCCCATCGCCGTGGTAGACCATCTCGCCGCCGACCAGCGTCGGCTTCTGCTTCAGCAGCAGCGCCGTTTCACCCGTCTCGAACGCCAGCTTGGTGACGTATTCTATAAACTTGGTGCGATCCTCACTCATCGCAGTACTCCTATTTCCCGTAACGTTGCATGATAGCCACTTCCGCGTTCAGCGGCAGGCCAGCGGCCCAGTGCGGCGGTGTACACATGATCTTGACCAGCGCGGCAGCGGCGTCCTCGGCGGTGCTGGCGTCGGTCTCCAGCACGATTTCGTCGTGGACGTGCAGCACTACGTCGAATCCTTCTTCCTCCAACCGCCGCAGCGCGTGCCGCAGCAGATCATTGGCGATGGCCTGTGTGATGTTTTCGCAGGCCAGACCGCGCCACAGGCGGGCGCGGGGCCATTCCTTTGCGTCAGCGGCGGGCTTCCACGCCGCCTTGGCGTATGTGATGTTGCCCTCCTCATCGAAGCGGGCGAACGGGTAGCATAGCACACGGCCTGACGGCAGTGCATACCAAAGATGCTGCTTGTCGAACAAATATGTCACGCGTCCCGCGGCGATCTCTTTGCCTGGGTGGCGCATGGCGCCGGTGTACGCCCGCTCCAGCCCCGTCCAGTAGTTGACCGACCACGGGTTCGCCCGGCGCCAGCCGTCCACCATCTTGCGACTGTCGCTCTCGGTCAGGATGACGTTGTAGATGCGGCCCATGCTGGCGAAGGCGCCCACGCCGCCGGCGAAGCCGCAGGCCAATTCCTGCACCTTGCCGATCTGGCGTTGATCCTTGTCCACGTCATCATAGCGGACGTGGAAGGTTGCCGCGGCGTTGTGCTTGTACACGTCCTCACCGCGCGCGAAGATGCCCAGCTTCTCTGCGCCGCTGTTTGTGTTCGACGCCCAAGGCGTCACCCGCGCCTCAATGGCGGCCCAATCGGCCACCACCAGCCGCTTGCCTTCGGGCGCCATCAGCGCCGGGCGCAGCATCCCCTTCAGCACGTCCGTGATCCGGCGTCCGAACTGCGGCACGATCTTGTGGCCGCGCACCATTGCCTGCCGTGCTAGTGCAGGGTCGTCGGCGCATCGTCGTGGGAAATTATGAACTTGCAGTCCAAATGATGAAGCGCGGCCTGTAGCACTACCTCCAGCGAATACGAACGCTCCTCTAACTCGTTGATCCTCATCGTCTGAGAGCGCAGCCGCGCGCGCAAACTTTGCAACTGACGATGCCCAGAGGTCATCCGCGCATTGGATAACTTCAGCGACGATGGCCGGTACTTCATCGGGGTTTTCCTCTGCCAGAGCCAACAGATTGAAACGGACGTTCTTGTCGATTGATAGCTTGGGTTCGCCGTCCTTGTAAACCGTCGCCAGTTTGAGCGCCTGCGGCCCCACGCGATCCAGCACCCACGCCCGCATCTTGGGGCTGCGGACGGACGTGATCTCGCCGCCAGTGGCCTCCTCGACCGTCTGCTGAATGTCGATGGACTCGGCGTCGGCGTACTGCACGGCGGCCAGCGCCAGCGGGCGATCCAGCAGGACGCCGCGGTCATTGATGCGCTCGTTGACGTGGTAGTCGCGCAACTCATCAGCGGACAGCGCGCGCTGGGCCTGGGCGATGGCCCGCATGGCGCGTACGTCCTGTTCGCAGTAGGCAACCATCTCAGCCATCAGGCCGGGATCGTCGCGGAAGGTGCCATCCGCCTGCGGGATTGACAGCAGCCGGATCAGTTGCGCGCCGCGGTGATCTTTTTTCATGGACGCGCCAGCAAACCGGCCCACGTCCTCCAGGCTGCCCGGCGCGCAGTTGGCGCGGGCTTGTGCTGCGGTGCAATAGAACTGCTCCAGCGCGTAGTCGATCTGTAGGACGTACCAGCACACCAGACGCTCGAACGCGGCGTTGTGCGCCCTGATCTGGCCCGTGTGGTGGCGCACGTCGGCGGGGAACGGCTGGTCAGGCGTCCACGTCCGCACGTCGTCATCGTCGAAGGCGTAGGACATGCACAGCACGTCGGTGCTGGCGTCCTGCGCGTAGTTGTAGACGCCCTTGGCCGGCAGATCACAGCGGCTGCGCGTCTCGAAATCGAGCCATAGGATGCTCAT